TTCAAATAGTAATGATCTAATACTACCGCCGACATCAGGAGTATAAAGGCGTTCACCTGCATCCGTTAAAATTAGATTACGGATAGAACTAGTAACTGCATGTTCATTGATATAACGAACAATGTCCTTATGAACCGGATGAGGAACTAGATCGTTGAGGAAATCACTATAAATGATATCAGTAGTTTTTATTCTATTTGAACTAGTGGCAGTCATGGTTTACTCTCTTAATATGTGACAACTGATGTATTTGCGGTATCAACATGCAGAAGATATTTAGTAGTCTGCCCATAAACTCTACAAAAAAGTGGATGACCTATATCTGAAACTTTTACTTTATAAGTATTATTTGCAGATGTAACGTTCTGAACAATATAGTTAGTATCTGCTTGATACCACTCGTATTGGAATGCCTTTGTTCCTGTTGGCCAATTACCTTGTGTGCAAGTCAAAGTTTGTCCAGATGCTGCAGAACCGTAGATTGCCGGCATGTCAGCAGGAGCTAAACCGAACGTTACTGGTCCAATCTGATTTGATTGTGCTTGTTCAACATTGACTTGGTTTTCTGCTGTGACAACACAAAATAAAGTAGATTCAATATCGTCAAGAACAGGAGAATACGAATTGGTGTTGGCACCATAGATTTCTACTCCGTTTCTTGACCACTGATACGAATATGTGAATGCAGCATTATTGCTAACGCCGTTTGCAGCCCAGACGCCATCAGAACACATGACGGTATTGCCGATCATTGGATTGCCATTTGCTACAGGTAAAGAAATGATATCTGGTGCAGGAAGATTCAAAACGGTGTTGACATCATTCTTATATTGTGTATAATCAGTACTATTGACTGAAGTAATAAAATTGTTTACAGATGAGGTGTCAATGACAGGTGGAATACCTGTGATGTTTTGAATAACACTTTGATTGGCACCAATTGCAGCTAAACTATTGTTGATTCCATTTGTTGTGGTGTTGATTAGATTATTCACACCATGAATTAATGATGTAACGGCATCTACTCCTGACAGTACTGTGCTCAATGTATCTGATGTAGTTGGTGCTCCACCTGCAGTGGCAATTGATTCATCACACAGTGCTTTGGCAATTGCATCGGTAATAGATTTCTTTACACTTGCAACTTCTTTGTCAATAGCATGTCTAATATCTGACTCAATTTTTGATATTGCCTGTTGTTCTGCTTGAATAGCACACTGTTTAAGTCTTGGAGCCACACTTGTAATAACTGCCGCCAATTTGGTCATTGCAGTAGTTACTTCCACTGCACGTTGAATGAAATCGATAGTAGCATCTAGGTCGGGAAGAATTCGACCGATTGAAAACTTTTTAAGCCAGGCTGGTATTTTAAAAGGATTTGTTGGCAGAGACGTAATTGGTAGAATCTCACCAAGTTTCTTTTCAACCACTTTTAATTTATCATTAATATCATCTTCAAGACTATTTAGATGCTTTTTAATTTCGTGTTGAAGTTTATCACAATCAGTAGTATTCTGAATCTTCTTTGTAATAGCATCAATATCATGTGCTAATGTAGATCCAGGTTTTACTCGATTATTGTCGGTCTTTTGGTCACGCTTTACTTTACAAGAACCTGTATTTGTCGAGGGCGACATCTGAGGCATCGCCGCAATATTAGCAGCGATTTGAGCATCAAGTGCAGCTGATGAAATTGTTGGTACTGTATCTGCCATTACGTATCACTTATCCCTACAATAATACCATCTCTAATCTGTAAATTTCGACCGCCCGCAATTATGCTTCCTGTAGCTCCGGTTCCTACTGATAGTTCATCAATAACACTTAAGCTACCATCAGTTACCGCTACACCTCCTGGTGCTTCCATTGCAATATCTGAGCCTGAGCTCATTTTAATTCCAAGCATTCCCTGAAGGAATAGTCTACCTTTAGCGATTAAACTCAAGTCAGATTGGCCTACCATATTTATCGGTCCTTTCACAATCGCATTCATCGATCCATCGACTTGTACTTTGCAGTCTCCTGCGACATATATATTCTTGATTCCACCGACAATGTCGAAACTGTCTTTGACTGACTTTACAGTTACACCGCCGTCTGGAGACATTTCAATGTAAGATCCGGATTTATGGTAAATGTGAACACGTTCGGCCCCAGGAGTATCGTCGAGTTCAATCATGTGGCCTGACTGAGTTTTGATTACTCGGTTTGAAGGATATGAAGCCTTATATGGATCATCTGGTTCATTTCCGACCTTTTGAGCTTTCTTGTTGATTGAACGCTTGCCTCTGGCATCAAGAGGAATTGAATGGTCTGTATCAGATGGAAAGACGGGAATGGTTCCCATGATGATAGGAACCTTAGCTTGCTTAATGCTTGCTACAGCATCAGCAAAAAAGCCGAAGACTATCGAACCCACTAGAAGTGACGGAGTATCACCAACTCCGCGGACACTTGGACTTGTCACTGGAAGCATACACTGTGCCCAGGGAAGTGCTGTATTGTCTTTTACGTCATCATGAAGATTAAAAATTTTAACTCGAGCCATCCCAAGTTTACTACTTTTAGGATCGTCTTCGATGCTGTCAACTTTGCCTATCCACCAATAAAAGCCGCTTTCGCCAGCATACTGTGAAGGTCCATAACTCATTATTTAGCTCCTGGATAACCAACTTTAAGTAATTCAAGTGACATTGCATGTTGTGGTCTGTCACTATTTAGAATTATATGTCTAACCGCTGATACAATATAATTCGCACTATCATAATTATGCAACTTACCTTCCTGATCCATCGAAGAAGCAGCAGTAGGAAGATTGAGCTCAATTACGTCACCAATCGCAACTTCAAAGTCACCATAAATTTCAATCTGTGTAATGTTCTCGGTAAGTTTTGTGACATAAGCTTGACTATTTACCGCTCTCATAAGCAAATCAGTCTGATCTGAATATGCAGAACTTAGAATCATATTCTTTCTGTCTGGTGAAACTGAACCATACATCGACGTAAATGATGAAGGATTTGTTCCACTGCCACCAATATCCGATTTGACTAACTTACCGTCTGAAGCTGAGTCATTATAAGTGACAACAGATCTTTTGCCGGTACGCATATCGAAGCCAACTACTTGTCCTGAAAGTCCCCCATAGACAATAGTAGCTCCTGGATCTTTACCAGTAAGCTTATTGTAGGCTAGAATGTTTCTATATTTAAACTGACTATATGAATCATTTCGAAGTGTGTCAAAATAGAATCGTTTATCTGATAGATCTTGTTTTAATAGTTTAGCACCATTCTCCATCAAGCGTTCCATGGTAGTAAAGACATAACCATCACGGTTGCTTTCATAGAAAACCCAAAGATGAGATCCATACTTGTCAGATCTTGCAATATGCTTTAGATGATTAATAGCTTGGAAAGGATGTACTAGTGAAATTGTATTCTTTTCAATACCTTTAGTCTTATCAATACGAATGTTCTTTGGAGTTTTCAGATTATCTTTTAAGATTCGCTGAACAACATTATTGATATTATCTTCGTATGAAAGAGCACCAATAAAGTTTTTCATATTGCTGAATGCTTCAATACTACAAAGATTTATTGAGTATGTTTCTAACTTACGATTTGTAGATTGAACTACAGTTCCTGGGCTTTCCATAGTTCTAAATGAATATTCACGAATGTTTCCACCTGGTGTTGCAATTCTAAAGACTATTAGTTCATGTCCAACTAGAGGGAATGTATTTCGTAGTGAAATACCGTCATTGATTGTAACTGTAGCAAAAATGATAGGATATAGAATGCTTTCATAGATATTGATGTCAACTACCTGTGACATCAGATCAAAAACTTTCTGCCCATCTTCACTTAATAGTGAGATGCTTTCGATGCGGATATCACCGTTACGGAAATCCGTACCTGGTTCTTTAGTAGGATTCAGTCCTATTGCTTGGTGTAATGCATCTTTAAGAATCGAAGTAGGATTTAGTGCAGCTTTCACTGAACCTAGTAAGTTACTCCCGAAACCTTGAAGACTTGAAATAGGATTTAAAAAATCACTCATGATTGTAGCATAACTCTTGTTAATTCATTCTCTGTTTGATTACGAAGTGTACTACTTATTAGCTTGATATTGCGTCTAGTTTCATTAGCTTCCATTTCATAATCGAAGAATGAAAGTGGTTCCCAATAAAGTGAATCAGTTAAAGCATCAGTAGTTGTAATGATTGTCGCTGATACAAGATTAGCTGTAAAACCTGAAGTCTGACCAGTAAGAACTGTTGATGGATCAAATGTTAAAGTTGGACTATCTTGGATAGTAGCAAATTGACCTGATACATGCTTAATAGTGGCTGTATTAGAATCTGCATAAGTACAGAAGCCATAAGTGGTATTGTCAATACTTATCTGCTCACCTACAGTAAAGATTCCAGTGCTATTCGCAATACCCAGTGTGATGATTCTGTTTGTATTAAGAGCAGTTTCAATTTGTTTACGGCGATATGCATAAGTCTGTAAATTTGAATCAATAACAGGATCCCAGTATTTCTTTTGTGAAGTTGGTAATGCTGTCCATTGTGGAATTGTAAGACGAGTATCATCACCATACCAGTTATTTCGATAGAATGCAATTGTACTTTGTGCAGTAGCAATAGATCCATACTTAGAGGAAATAAAGCTTAATAGATCATCTGAATTTAAAGCCAAACCATAATAAGGATCAATGGTGTCATTCGCATACCAGATAAGCCAAGTATAGCCAGGTGAATCATAGTAGTTGTTTGACAGACGATCCACACGATCTTCTTCAGCCATCACGTATGGATAATATGCTTGTCTATTATTCTTGGTAGAAGTAGATAAAGCAGCTCTTGCTAATATATTGATAGCAGATTGGCCATCATATGATATTACAGGGAGTTTATTGAAGTAGTTCATATATTATCCATTAAAGTGCTGCTGCTGTACTTGCAAGATGATCATTATTTGGTGCTGTATTATTTGCAGTTTCAGCAATAAAAATCGAACTTTGAGGTGCAAAATCTCCACCCCAATCACCAGACATCATATATTCAACTTCTTGGAATCCAAGACTTAGTGCATATGTCACTGGTAATCTAGTATCTTTAAAAAAGCCAGGTGTGCCAAAAGGATTATAGTCAACATCAACAGTTGTGATGAATGATCTTTTAAATTTGATAATACTTGAAGGACTCCAATAATGCTGACCAGTACCACCAGAATCCCATGGAAAGAAATTCAGCTGAACTAATTTTGGATATTTTAGAACTGCTGCTGAACCGAAAGTATTATTTTCAGGTAACGCAGATGATTTTAGAATATTAATTAGTGATTGTATATTTTGTGATTCAGTTGGGTTTCTTGGATAAAAAACCCAAGAGAATGAATACTGTCTCAATTCAGGACCAGTAAATGCAACTGATGGGTTTGGGTTAGGTGCTAGACCTAAAGATTGCTGTACAGCCGACGTCATTTGATCAGCAGAAGATTCTACTTTACCAACAATCCCTGAAATTATATTCCCAATACTTGAAGTTTTTTTATTCCCACTTAAAAATTGACCGATAAGTTTTCCCGCATCAAGAGCACCATTAACACCACCTCTTAATCCTGTCGCTTCAATTGAGCCATAGGATCCATTAAACAAATCTCCGACTGTGCCTAAAAAAGTTGGAGTATCATATTGTACATGTGTAGAATCTCTTAAACTAGTTGGAATAGGAAGTCTAATTTCCTTTGTTGGTTTCCAATCTGAACCACCAATTAATTTATCACCAAAAGGAGTAGTCTTTACATAATCACCAATGAGCATACGAGTAAAGTATGGTCCAAGATATGAACCGTCTGGTGCATTTGTTTCTTCAATTGGTGTATAAGACGCACCATTAAATGCTGCGGGGTCTGCAGGATAACTATTAAGTGGTTTATATACTGTATCTGACATTATCGCACCGTTATGATTTGAATTTCGTTATTCTTCTTTGCGGCACCAATTTTACCAGCAGGGGTCATCTTACTTACTTCAGTTCCATCTGGGACGCGCATATTCAAAATTGAAGTCTTTGTTGCTCTGCTTGTATTCTTACCAGCCAGAGCAAAGAAAGCATCAGCAGCACTTGAAAGTAGATTATCAGTCTGAGATGATGTAGAAGCAGAAATTGACTGGTATGAAGAACCAACAGTCAAAAGAACTTGTGCAGTAGACTGTGCTGAAGTTAGAGTACCCGAAGTAGTGCCAGAAGTAGTACTTGCAACAACTGTATCAACTATTCGTTGAGTTGGAGATTTACTAGAACTTTTAATGTAGTCATTGACATTGAATGCCACGAATTGTTCCTTTAGTTTTTATAAATATATCTTTATTTATACGGGTAATTGGTATGGCTTACAAAGGAAAATTTATCCCTAAGAATCCGAATAAATACAAAGGTGGCTAAACATGGCTAAATATTATCAAGGTAAATTTAAACCAAAAAATCCTGATAAATATAAAGGTGACCCAACTAATATAATTTACAGATCATCTTGGGAGTTAAAAGTTTTAATGTATTTTGATGCTCACCCAGATGTTTTGGAGTATTCCAGTGAAGAAATTATTATTCCTTATCGTTCACCTATAGATAATAGAATACACAGATACTATCCTGACTTTTTCATGAGACGTAAAGACAAAGATGGAAAAACGAAAGCATTTCTAATTGAAGTCAAACCTAAAGCACAAACAGTTCCACCAAAAGTACAAACAAAGGCTACCAAGCGCTATATCAATGAAGTTGCTACATGGGGTGTGAATTCTGCAAAATGGAAAATGGCTGAACAATACTGTGCTGACCGAGGTTGGGAATTTATCAAGATTACCGAGGATGATCTATTTTAATGGCTAATATATTTGACGAACTAATCACAAAAGGTATCCGTGCGGGCAAGGTTCCTGCTCGAACTGAAGAAGCACGTAAGTGGTATAGAGAGATTGCATCAAAGCAAGGTCGCATTAATGAGCGTCAGCTTATCAACTCGGATTCAGATCGAATTACTAAAGTGATCAAGCCAGGTGCGATGTATATGTATCTCTATGACCCTAAACATAAAGATACGCTACCTTACTACGATAGAGCGCCTCTAATTTTCCCTTTCAAGATTGAACGAGGTAGATTCTGGGGCATTAATCTACACTATCTACCTTTAGAACTTAGAGCTAAACTTATGGATGCCTTATATGGTACTCGAATAAATAGTAGGTATGATGAATCAACAAGACTTAGAATCAGTTATCAGACACTAAACAGTGCTGCTAAATTTAGATATTTCGAGCCTTGTGTGAAGCAATATCTATTTAACCATATGCAGTCGAAGTTTATGTATATCTTTCCTTCTGAATGGGACATTGCACTTTGGCTTCCTACTGAACGATTTGCTAAAGCTTCAAAGACTCAAGTATGGGCAGATTCAAAAAAGAAAGTATTGAGTAACTAAAATGCCGGCATTTAAAATAGATGAATTCATCACTAGCATTAATAAGAATGGAATACTTAAGAATAATAAGTATTCAGTATTCTTTGCAACACCTGCGGCTTTAAATTCATACGGTAAACTTAATGATATTCTAATTCGTGCTGACTCGGTTAGAATGCCTGGTATGGCATTCGCTTCGGCTGACGGTCCACCAAGACTTGGTTATGGGCCAACTGAACGTGTCCCATATGTAGCTAACTTTGAAGAAATTTCAATTACCTTCACAATCGATGCCAATTCTTATATTCATAAGTTCTTTAATGACTGGGTAAATGCAATCTTTAATTTCAAAGGTCAAGGCAATACTCAGGCAAAGACTAAAGGTGTTTATGAAGTAGGCTATAAAGATAGTTACACAACTGATATTTCTATTGAGTTGTATGATGATCTAGGTAATCTAAAACTTACTAATAAAGTTTATCACGCATTTCCCATGGCATTTCCTTCTGAAAGCTTATCATGGGGTGATGGTCAGCCTATTAAACTTACAATTCCGTTCGCATACATAGACTATGAAGTTAATTATCCTAAATGATTGGAGTAAATTATGACATTACCTAAACTTGACAAACCACTATTTGACATGGATGTTCCGTCACTTGGAACTACAGTTAAATTCAGACCATTTACAGTCAAAGAAGAAAAGATTCTTCTCATGGCTCAGCAATCAACATCTGAAAAGGATATTGTTCTTGCTATTAAACAGGTTTTGAATAACTGTGTCGCAAGTGAATTCTTCAAGATTAATGATCTTGCGACTTTTGATTTGGAGTATATGTTCCTGAAGTTGAGATCAAAATCTGTCAATAACATTATTGAAGTCTCATATAAAGACAATGAAGATGATAAGATCTATGACTTCCAGATTGATCTAGATGAAGTAGAAATGCTTAAGAAGCCTGATATTTCAAATATTATTCATGTAAATGATTCAGTTGGCATTAAGATGAAGTATCCATCAGTCACCATTATTGATGATGCACCACTTAATTCAACAGGTGCCGAACTAGTTGAATATCTAGTCCGTAAGTGTATTGACTCAATCTTTGATGAAGAAAATGTCTATCCTGCTAAAGATTATACTGATGCCGAACTTACTGAATGGCTTGAAA